ATGATGTTGAAGGACTTGATACAACTATAGACTGGAAAAATACAGGTGATAATAGTTATGATGGTGAAAAGCTAAATTTATTAGTTCACGACGAAAGTGGTAAGTGGGAAAGACCTGATAATATAAGAAATAATTGGAGAGTTACAAAAACTTGTTTAAGATTAGGTAGTAGAGTCGTAGGTAAATGTATGATGGGTAGTACTAGTAATTCGCTTGACAAAGGTGGTGATAATTTTAAAGAGCTATATAACAACTCTGATGTAACAAAACGAAACCGTAATGGACAAACTAAATCTGGTTTATATTCTTTATTTATTCCTATGGAATGGAATTATGAAGGCTTTATTGATGAATACGGTCAACCAGTTTTTAACAATCCTAAAGAAAATAAAAAAGATCCACAAGGAATTATTATAGACCAAGGAGTTATAGATCATTGGGAAAATGAAGCTGAAGGTTTAAAAGATGATCAAGACGGGCTTAATGAATTTTACAGACAGTTTCCAAGAACTGAAGAGCATGCATTTAGAGATGAGACAAAAAATAGTTTATTTAATCTTATAAAAATATACGAGCAAATAGATTACAATGAAGGTAACAGAAACTCTTCGGTAATAACGCCTGGTAACTTTCAATGGTTAAATGGTAAAAAAGATACATTAGTTACTTTTAATCCAGACCCTAATGGTAGATTTAAAATAAGCTGGGTACCAGGTACAAAATTACAAAATAACGTTATATTAAAAAATGGCGTAAAATATCCAGGTAATGAACATATAGGAGCATTTGGCTGTGACTCGTATGATATATCTGGAACAGTAGATAAACGAGGATCAAAAGGAGCTTTGCATGGATTAACAAAGTTTTCAATGGAAGACGCTCCAGCAAACACTTTTTTCCTTGAATATATAGCAAGACCACAAACAGCTGAAATATTTTTTGAAGACGTTTTAATGGCGTTAGTGTTTTACGGAATGCCAATACTTGCAGAAAATAATAAACCAAGACTATTATACTATTTAAGAAGAAGAGGGTACAGAGCTTTTAGCATGAACAGACCAGATAAAATTTGGAACAAGTTATCTGTAACTGAAAAAGAAGTAGGTGGCATGCCAAACTCTAGTGAAGACATAAAACAAGCTCACGCCGCTGCAATTGAAATGTATATTAATGACCATGTTGGTTTATTAAAAGACGGTACTTATGGTACCATGTATTTTAATAATACTTTAAACGACTGGTCTAAATTTGATATAAACAGAAGAACTAAACACGATGCTTCAATAAGCTCAGGACTAGCAGTCATGGCTTGCAACAGACACTTATATAGACCTAATCCAAAGCAAAAACCAAAACCATTAAATTTAAATGTATCTAAATATAATAATAAAGGATTTTCATCTACGATAATTAAAAACAATATATGAGAACAGAACACTCTATACACTTCCCTTCACAAGCAGTTAGCGACATGGAAAAGCTAAGTGAAGATTATGGTTTAAAAGTAGCAAGAGCTATAAGGCACGAATGGTTTTCAGGAACTACATCTAAATATAATAGCCATAAACATAATTTTCATAATCTTAGACTATATGCCAGAGGCGAACAATCAATACAAAAATATAAAAATGAATTATCTATTAACGGTGATTTATCTTATCTTAATTTAGACTGGAAGCCCGTACCAGTTATTCCAAAATTTGTAGATATAGTAGTTAACGGTATGGCTCAAAGAAACTACGAAATAAATTGTTTTTCTCAAGACGAATTTGGTGTTCAAAAAAGAACTGAATATATGGAGTCTATATTACGAGATATAGAATCTAAAAAGTTTAATGACATAGCAATGGAACAGTTTGGTGTTGATTTATATGAAAACGATAAAGAAAAAATACCACAAGATCAAGATGAATTAAAATTACATATGCAACTTGACTTTAAGCAAGCTGTAGAATTAGCTGAAGAACAAGCGTTAAGTGTTTTATTAGAAAATAGTGATTACGATTTAATTAGACGTAGAGTGCTCTATGACTTAACAGTGATAGGTATTGGTGCAACTAAAACTACTTTTGATTTTAGCAGTGGGGCTAAAGCACAATATGTAGATCCGGCTGATTTAGTGTATTCGCACACAGAGTCTCCATATTTTGAAGATGTATATTACATAGGTGAAGTAAAAGAATTACCTATAAATGAATTAGTAAAAGAATTTCCAGAATTATCTGAAAGCGAAATAAATGATTTAGTTAATAAATATGCGTATCCATTAGACTACGTTACTCACAAAGATAAAAACAAAGTTCAAGTTTTATATTTTAATTATAAAACTCATATGAACAATGTTTATAAACTAAAAACAACAGGAACTGGAGCACAAAAAGTAATTCAAAAAGATGATTCATTTAACCCACCAGAAAACAAAACTGGAGATTTTGAAAAGCTAGAAAGAGTTGTAGAGACTTTATACGAAGGTGTTTATGTAATAGGCGCTGATGCTTTGTTGAAGTGGAGAATGTGTCCTAATATGATGAGAACAGATTCTGATTTTAGTAGAGTAAAAATGAACTATCAAATAGTAGCACCTAGAATATACGAAGGTAGAATAGAGTCTGTTGTTAGCAGAATAACAACGTTTGCTGATATGATACAATTAACTCATTTAAAGCTACAGCAAGTAATGGCACGTATGGTGCCAGATGGTGTTTACTTAGACGCCGATGGTTTAGCTGAAATAGATCTTGGCAATGGAACAAATTATAATCCACAAGAAGCTTTAAACATGTTCTTCCAAACAGGTAGTGTTATAGGTAGAAGTTTTACTTCAGAAGGAGATATGAATCCTGGTAAAGTACCAATACAGCAAATAAGCAATGGAGTTAATGGTGGTAAATTGCAAAGCTTAATTACGACATATAATTACTATATGCAGATGATTCGTGATGTAACAGGTTTAAACGAAGCTAGAGACGGTAGCACTCCAGATAAAAACGCTTTAGTTGGAGTACAAAAACTAGCAGCTGCTAATTCTAATACAGCAACAAGACATATATTACAGTCTATGTTATTTATAACCGCTGAAGTAGCAGAGTGCTTATCTTTACGTATAGCTGATATAATAGAATACTCGCCAACTAAAGATGCTTTTATAAGAGCTTTAGGATCTCATAATGTAGCAACTTTAGATGAAATGAAAAACTTACACTTGTATGATTTTGGTATATTTATAGAATTAATGCCAGATGAAGAAGACAAGGCTAGATTAGAAAATAATATACAAGCAGCGTTAAATCAAGGTAGTATTGATTTAGATGATGCTATAGACTTACGTAATGTTAGAAATGTAAAGCTAGCTAATCAACTTTTAAAAATGAAAAGAAAAGCTAAAGCTGCTAGAGATCAACAAGCACAACAAGCTAATATGATGGCTCAAGCTCAAGCTAATTCTCAAGCTCAACAAGCCGCGGCGCAAGCAGAAATAACAAAAGCAAATGCTAAAACCAATGCAGAGGCTAAGTTAGAAGAGACAAGAAATCAATTAAAAATTAATTATTTACAACAAGAAGTTGAATCTAAAAAACAATTAATGCAATTTGAATTTGATTTAAACTCTAAATTAGAAGAAATAAGAAGTGGATCAAATGATGTTAAAGAAAACAAAAGAGAAGATAGAAAAGACGCAAGAGTTGACAGGCAAGCTAAGCATCAAATGAATATGATAGAGCAAAGAAAGCAGGGTGATTCTGTTAATAAATTCGAATCATCAGGTAATGATATACTTAGTGGAGGAGCAAACATGGAAAAGTTTGGCCTCTAATTTTTTAATATTTTATAAAATTTTATTATGACAGAAGAAATTAAAGAAGTTGTTGAAGAAACAACAGAACAACCTATAGAAGAAACTATAGAAGAAGCTATAGACGAATCTAAATTTGACAGCGCTGACGATCCAGACGTTATTAAAGTAGATTTAAGTAAGCCGCCTCTAGATAAAGAAGAGGTAGTTGAAGATAAAAAAGAAAACGTAGAAGAAGTTGTAGAAGAAGTAACTGAGCAACCAGTTATGGAAGAGGTTACCGAAGAAGAAAAAGTAGAAGAAGTTACAGAGGCAGTAGAAGAAGCTGTTGAAGAAGCGGTAGCTACTGGAAAACCATTACCAGAAAATATACAAAAACTTGTAGACTTTATGGACGAGACTGGTGGTGATATAAATGACTACGTACAATTAAATAGAGACATTTCTAAAATGGATGACTCTGATGTGTTAGATGAGTATTACAGATCGACAAAACCTCATTTAACAGCTGAAGAAAGAAACTTCTTAATGGAAGACACATTTAGTTATGATGAAGAAATAGACGATGAAAAAACTAAACGTAAAAAGAAAATAGCCCTCAAAGAGCAAGTTGCCGAGGCTAGAGCCCACTTAGACGGGCAAAAGTCTAAATATTACGAAGAAATTAAAGCTGGCGGTAGATTAACAGAAGATCAACAAAAAGCTATTAATTTCTACAATGAATCTGAAAAACGGAAAGAAGAGACTAATAAAAACAAAAGAACCTTTTTAAATAAAACTGATAGTTTCTTTGGACAAGAATTCAAAGGTTTTGAATACAATGTCGGAGATAAAAAATATCGTTTTAATGTTAAAGATGTAAATAAAGTAAAAGAAGCTCAAAGTGACATTAATAATTTTCTCAGTAAGTTTACTGATAAAGAAAAAACAAATATTGAAGATACAGCGGGTTATCATAAATCTTTATTTACAGCTATGAATCCAGATGCTATTGCCAAGCACTTTTACGAGCAAGGCAAAGCAGATGCTATAAAAGGTCAAGTTGCTAAAGATAAAAATATTGATTTAAATCCTAGAAAAACGCACGGCGAAACAAATGTTGGGGGCGTTAAGTATAAGGTTTTAGGTCAATCTTCTTCTGATATTAAAAACAGATCATTTAAAATTAGAAAGAAAAATTAACAATTAAAATTTAAAAATTATGGCAATTACACCCGGAGGTAATTTGAACAGCGTTCCTTCTTCACAGAAACAAACGCTTAATACAAATTACGTAGATTTTACGAGTACAGCAACTGAAGGCTGGGCTCAACAATACCTGCCTGATTTGATGGAAAAAGAAGCTGAAGTTTTCGGACCGAGAACTATTTCAGGTTTTTTAAATCAAGTTGGAGCAGAAGAGGCTATGACTTCTGATAGAGTCATTTGGTCTGAACAATCAAGATTACACATTTCATTAATTGGTACTATCGATTTAGATGGTGACGGAGCTGGTGGTAGTTCTAGTAAAGGTCAATTCACTGTTGTAAGTGATATTGACGGGAACATTGCTGGTGATGGTTTTGCTCTTGCTGACCACGGCGTTAGAGTTGGTGACATAGTTTTATTAGCATCTGCTGGTAAAGTTTCAAGATGTAGAGTACGCGTTGTTAACGCAACAGGCGGTCACATTGGTTTACACGCTTACGATGAAGACGTATTAACTGGTCACTCTGAAGCTGCTAGCGCTGCTACACTACTAGTTATTGGTTCTGAATTTAAAAAAGGTGATAACTATGCTGGATCAGAAAGAAGAACTGCTAATGAGCCTACTTTTAAAACTTTTACAAATAAACCAATTATAATGAAAGATTACTACGAAGTATCTGGATCAGACGCTTCAAGAATTGGTTGGGTAGAAGTTTCAACTGAGCAAGGGCAAGGTGGTTACTTATGGTATCTAAAAGCTGAAGCTGATACAAGAGCTAGATTTAATGATTATTTAGAAATGGCAATGCTTGAATCAATCCCAGGATCTAACTCTACAAATGTAGACGGCGACTTAGGGTTTTCAACAGAAGCTGACGCT